AGTGAATTGTCGTATGTTTATATTGACCCAATACATGATAAACCTAAAAAGATTAAAAAAATATTAAAAAAAATCTATTCATTAAGCGAATCTATTTCATATTTTACTGATAAAAATATGTTATATATCTTAGGTGAAAATATCGTTTTTGGTGTAAATTTAGAAGTTACAGAGTTTATAGGGATAAGTACCAATAGTATTATAACAAGAGTAGTTAATTTAAGAAATAGCGTTTTAATCGATAATGAAATATTTAATAAATGTAAGGAATTTATAAAAAAACTAGATAATGAGTATAAACTAGTTCCTTATGTTGTTAAATATGGAAAATACTACTAAAATAATTACATTAGCTTCGTTTGTTTTAAACGATAAAATAGATAGTTTTAAAAAATATCTGAATGTTTTTATACGATAAATGCATTAAATAAATTGATTGAAAAAGAAACTGGTGGTGAATCTGGAAATATTAATTATAAAGATTATCATGTAGAATGGGATAATTATCAAGGAAAAATTTTAATCGTAAAGGCAGGAGAATTATCAATAATGAACATTAATCGTAATTTTTCTTAAGAACATGATATTTATAAATAAACCAATTATTATGGAAGATAAAAACATAAATAAAAACAAAAAAGATTTGGACTCTAAATTGGATGCCTTTTTAGAGGAAGAAAAAGAAGAAAAAGAGTGTATTGGCGAAGAATGTTTAATTAATGATGGTAAAGAAATTGTTGAGAGAGTGAATAAAGTTTATAAAACTACCGATGGTAGACAATTATTAATGTAATTGAAATGAGTAAAAAAAATCTATTAAAAGAAGAATTAAATCGACACATGCAACTTTTGGAGTATACATTCTATATGCCTGAAGTGGAAAATGACGATGATGAAGATAACTTATTGTTTGATAATTCAGTCAATTTATATGAGCAAGATCCAATACCGGGTGTTGATACACCTGAAGAAGGTAATGAAGAAGGTGACCCATTTGCTACACCTGAAGAAGGTGCAGCACCAGAAGAAGGTGCGGAAGTTGACCCATTTGCAACACCAGAAGCAGGTGGTGAATCAGAAACAGAACCAGATATTGACCCATTTGCCGCTGAAGGTGAAGGTATGGAGGTTGCTGATGAATTTGCAACTGAAGAACCTGCTGATGAGGAAACAGTTGAGGTAGAGGTTACAGATATAGTTGATAAGGCAGAAGAAACAAGAACAGAAATCGAAGGACTTACATCCAAAATGGAAGAATTAATGGGTAGTTTTAGTGAATTATCTGATCAAGTAAGTGGTATGGATCAAGTTATTGATAAAATCGATGGTTTAGAAAAAGAAATTGAAAGAAGAAATCCCACACCTGTGGAAAAATTAGAAATGAGGTCTATGGATTCATTCCCTTATAGTGTTAAATTAACAGATTATTGGGAAGATAAAGAAGGATATGACACAGGAGAAGGAAATGATGAAGAGGAATACGTAATAACTAAAAAAGAAGTAGACGATTACAGCTCATCCGATATAAGACATTCATTTGATTATGATGTCAATGCGGAAGACGATGAAACCTATTAAGTTATTTCCCTCGTTTGACAAATTAACCTATAATGTATAAATTTATACTATTATAGGTTTTTTTTTGTTGACTTTTTAAATAAAAACGCTTATAATTGTTTAGTTAGAAAAAATAATTTATTAATTAATTAAAAAAAAATAAGATGAGTAAAACAACATTAGAATCAATTTTATCACAATACGAAAAAAATAGTGATGGTGGTAAAAAACCAAAAGTATCCAATGAGGATAGGTTAAAAAAGTATTTCACAGAAAAACTTAAAAAGGGTGAAAATAACACAACTAAGTCATTTAGAATTCTTCCAGGAAAAGAAGGAAGTTCTCCATTTGATGAAATCTATTTACATGAAAGAGAAGTGAACCATAGATATGAAAAAATTTATTGTAATAAATTAAATGATGGAGAACTTTGTCCTTTATGTGAAGCTGAGGAAGCTTTAAAAATGGATGGTAGTAAGAAAGCCAAAGATATGGCGAAAGAATACACACCACGTAAATGGTATGTAGTTAAAGGTATTGATAGAGATAATGAAGATCATGGTGTTAAATTCTGGAGATACAAGCATAAATATACTGGTGATGGTGTCCAAGATAAATTAATGCCTGTATTCAAATTAAAAGGTGACATTACAGATGCTAGAGAAGGTCGCGATGTTATTATTACAACAAATCGTAATGATAAAGGACATTCTGTTGTTAGCTCTATAATGGCGGATGATGTTAGTTTATTAACATCCGATACAGAAAAAGCCTATGGGTCAAATTAATATGATGTTAGGGCATTCAGATACAGGAAAGACAACTGCACTTATACAAGCTGCAGTCGATGCGCAGAAAAAAGGTATCTTACCGATATTCATTATTACTGAACAAAAATTTAGTTTTGAACACGCTAAACAAATGGGTTTAAAAACTGATTATGTAGAGGAAATAGATGAAACAACTGGTGAAGTTACTGGTTATTGGGATGGATTTTTGTTATATAAATTAGGGTTTGATTATATTGAACAAGCCTTTGAATATGTAACAGAAGTTCTAGACGGGCAAAAAGAAGGTGAGATACCACACGATATATTATTTTGTTGGGACTCTATAGGTACTATACCTTGTAAAATGAGTTTCGATGGAAAAGGTGGAAACCAACATACTGCTAGAACTATTTCAGAAAAATGGGGAATGGGTATGGCTCAGAGAATTACATCTTCGAGAAAAGAATCCTCCCCATATACGAACACTATGATTTTCGTAAACCAACCTTGGGTAGAACTACCTGATAACCCCTTCAGTCAACCAAAAATACAACCCAAAGGTGGTCAATCAATTTATTTATCCTGTGCCTTAGTATTCCTATTTGGAAATCAAAAAAATGCTGGAATATCAAAACTATCTGCCACCAATAAAGGTAGAAAAGTTAATTTCGCCATTAGAACTAAGGTTGGTATACATAAAAACCATATGAATGGGTTAGGATACGCTGATTGTAGGATATTAGCTACTACACATGGATTTATCGAAGATGATAAAAAAGCCATAGAAGATTATAAGGGAGTACAAAAAGAGTATTGGTCAGAAATTTTTGAAAATGTAGGTGATGGTATAGTAGATTTTGAGATAGAAGATGATGAAACATATATCGAAACACCTGTAGAATATTCTGATAAATAATTTTAGTATTAATCTTATAATAGTTATGGAGAGTGCCAAAACCAACTAAAACAAAAAAATACACACACACCTTATTAGTAGATGGAGATTCATTATTGAAAACCGCCTATCATGGAGCAAAAGACCTTTATTATAAAGGTAACCATATAGGTGGTATTTTTCAGTTCTTAACTATGTTAAGAAAAGTTATTAATGAAAATCGTTTTGATAAGGTTTTTATATTTTGGGATGGTCAGTTTAGCGGACGTTTGCGTCATGAAATTTATAAAGAATATAAGGCTAATAGAGAAAAAGATTTCTATAATCATCGAGAACCCAAAGACCCTGATCTATACATCCAAAAACATAGGGTATCCCAATATTGTGAAGAATTATTCATACGGCAATTTCAAGATGAAATAATTGAGGCAGATGATTCTATAGGGTATTATTGTTCTAATATAGAAGATGATGAAAAAGTTGTGATAATCTCTAACGATAGAGATATGTGTCAACTGATAGATGATAGGGTAGCAATATATATCATTAACCTTAGAAAAATCATAAGTAAGTATAACTATTGTGAACATTTTAATCACCATTATACTAATGTTAAATTAGTAAAAATATTGTCTGGAGATGCTAGCGACAATATAAAGGGGATACAGGGTGTTAAAGAAAAAACACTTATAAAGTATTTTCCTGAAATTTGTAAAAAAACTTTGACATTAAAAGATATTATTAGTAAAATTGAAGTATTACAAAACGAAAGAAAAACAAGATTGAAAACATTAGATAACATAAAAAATAAAGTTACGGTTGGATGTCAGGGTGAGGATATCTTTGAAATTAATGAAAAGATTATAAACCTAAGAAAACCATTATTAACAGAATCAGCGAAAGAACATCTTAATAATTTATTTGTCTCACCTATTGACCCAGAAGATAGAACAACAAAAAATGTTATTAAGATGATGTTAGAAGATGGAATAATAATGGCAATACCCGGTGGAAGAGATGGTTATATAAATTTTTTAAAACCATTTTTAAGAATAATAAAAAAAGAAAAAAATTTCTTTAATATAAGCAAAAAATAAAATACTATGAAAAAGAATTATGAAAATCTCCCGTATGAATTTTTATTATTAATTAATGACAAACCAATAGTTGGTAGAAATTTTTCTATAAGAGGATTTAATAGTGATAGTTTAAGATCACTTGAATTAAAAGAGGTAATAGATGATGCGGTAAACATAATAAAACGCCAATTTAAATCAAAAACATCGGATTACCTTTTTAAATATTATAATCCTTACTTCGCTTATTCGGATGTTGTTGTTGATACTGAGCCACATAAAGTAGATATTTACGCAAATGAAGACATCTTCACATTTCAAATAAAAGTAAAGGGAAATGTGGTAATACAAAAGATTTTTTCTGGGAATCATTACCCCCCAAAAGTAAGGTATGATGTAGACATAAGAAAAAATATTCCCGATATCATAGCTACAATACAAAATGGGTTAGTTCAGAAAAATTATACAAAAGAATTGTGCGGTTACGCGCTTTAAAGGATATATATTAATATAGTAAATTATAAAAAATATGACTAAAAAAAATAGCGTAAATTTAGGTTACTTAGGTTTTAATTTTCAGATAAAATTAGTCAAACAGTTAATAGAAGATATAAAATTTTCAGAAGAAATAATGGACATTGTTAGTCCACAATATTTCGACAATGAATACCTTAGATTAGTTGTTGCTAGTGTGAAAGATTATTATGAAAAGTATGAAACGATACCTACATATGAAACAGTTTTTGAAATTATTAGGGTAGACATTAAACGAGAAATTGTTAGGGATTCTGCTATTGAAATAGTGAAAGATGTCAAAAATGGTGATAGTAAGGATTGTTTACATATCCAAGATACTGCACTTAAGTTTTGCAAACAACAAGAACTTAAGAAGGCAAATCAAAAAATTCAGAAGATATTAGAGTTAGGGGATTTCGATAGGTATGATGAGTGTGAAGAGATATTAAAGGGTGCTTTATCCGTTGGTGGTGAAAAAGATACAGGTATCGATGTATTTCATGCCATAGAAGATGTGTTAAGTGATGATTTTAGGGCACCGATTGCCACAGGTATGATTGCTATAGATAACTTAATGGATGGTGGTTTATCTAAAGGAGAATTGGGTGTTATATTGGCCCCGTTCGGTGTCGGTAAAACTACTTTGGTAACTAAAATGGCAAATAACGCATATAATTTAGGTTATAATGTCGTACAAATATTTTTTGAAGATAATCCAAAGGTTATACAAAGAAAACATATAACGTGTTGGACAGAAGTACCGTTAAGTGAACTAACGGAAAACAGAGAAGAAATTAAAAAAGTAATACCCAAATTTAAATCAAAAGAGGGTAGTTTAATTTTAAAGAAAATGCCCAGTGATGGTACAACAATACCAAAAATAAAACAATATTTAAAAAAATTAACATCTAATGGTAATAAACCAGATATAGTTTTTATTGATTATATGGATTGCGTAGTCCCATCTAAGCAATTCAAAGATGAGTGGAGTGGTGAAGGAAATGTGATGAGACAATTTGAAACTATGATTACAGAATTAGATGTTGTTGGTTGGACAGCAATACAGGGTAATAGAAGTTCTATCGGAGCATCTGTAGTAGAAGCGGATATGATAGGGGGATCAATCAAAAAAGGTCAGATAGGACACTTTATAATATCAATTGCTAAAACATTAGAACAAAAGGAAGCCGGAACCGCAACTTTAGCAATATTAAAATCTAGGTTCGGGAAAGATGGTGTCATATTCGAAGATATATTATTTGATAATGGTACATTAAAAATCGACACTGATATATCTAGTGATGTTTCTTTTTTGGACTTTGAAAAAGGTGAAGAAAAGAAAAAATCTAATTTAGTTATTGAGGCGATGAGGAAGAAAAAACGAGTTTTCGGGGAACAGTAAGTTATTGTTTAACTTATTAAAAAAATTTTATTAATGATTAATTTTGTTAAGTGAATTAACACCCCCTAATAAAAAGAAAAAATAGTAAATATGGATGTAACAAACAAAATATTATCAGACATTACAGTGTATATGAAATACGCTAAATACTTACCAGAATTAAATAGAAGAGAGACGTGGGAAGAACTGGTTACGAGGAATAAGAATATGCACATTAAGAAATATCCTGAATTAAAAGATGAGATAGAAGAAAAGTATAAGTTTGTATACGATAAAAAAGTATTACCATCTATGAGGTCAATGCAATTCGCTGGTAAGTCCATTGAGATATCACCTAACAGAGTTTATAACTGTGCGTTTTTACCTATCGATTCAGTAGAGTCGTTTAGTGAGACAATGTTTTTACTTTTAGGTGGAACAGGAGTAGGGTACTCAGTACAAAAACATCATGTAGAGAAACTACAACCAGTAAATAAACCATATAGTAAAAGAAAAAGAAGGTTTTTAATAGGGGATTCAATCGAAGGATGGGCTGACTCAATTAAAGTATTGATGAAATCATATATTGGTGATAAAAGAAGTTCTAGTATAGAATTTGATTTTTCGGACATTAGACCAAAAGGGGCTAGGTTAGTTACTTCTGGTGGTAAAGCACCAGGACCTCAACCATTAAAGGAATGTATTGTTAAAATAAAGGGTGTTTTAGAAAATAAAACTGATGGTGAAAATTTAACCACACTTGAAACACATGATATTGTATGTTACATTGCTGACGCAGTGTTAGCTGGTGGTATTCGTAGGGCAGCTTTAATTAGTCTATTTAGTGCTGATGATGGTGAAATGATTTCTTGTAAAACAGGTAACTGGTGGGAAACTAACCCACAAAGAGGTAGGTCAAATAATTCAGCGGTTCTTATTAGACATAAAATCACTAAAGATTTCTTTATGGAATTGTGGAAAAGAATTGAACTGTCAGGTGCAGGTGAACCAGGAATTTACCTATCGAATGATAAGGAGTATGGTACAAATCCCTGTTGTTTTGTAGGTGATACATTAGTTGCCACTGCAGATGGAAGAAACGCTGTTAGTATTGCTCAGTTAGAGAAAGAGAATTATAAAGGACCTGTTTATTCTATCCAAACACAAACCGGTCAAGTAGTAACATCTTATTGTTCTAATGTTTGGGTAAGTAAAAAAAATGCAGAGTTAGTTGAGGTTAAATTAGATGACGGTTCAAGTTTTAGGTGTACACCTGACCATAAAATTATGTTAAGGGGTTGTAACTATGTTGAAGCTAAAGATTTAGTTAATGGGGTCAGTTTAATGCCGTTTAATTCATTTAAAAGACCCGATAGGGATTATAGGATGATATGTTCTAACACTGGAAGAGATTTAGCTCAATACGCTCATGTATCACAATATTATGATATTATAAAAAATGGATATGAAAAACAACATATCCACCATATAGATGGTAATGGTTTAAATGATTTACCAGAAAACTTAGAATCTATTAATGCAAAAGAGCATAATAGAAACCATATGTTAGGAGATAACAATTCTTTTTTTAAGATTAAAGATTTAGATTCTTGGAAAGAGAAACAATCAAGTAGACAATTAGGGGTAAAAAATAGTAATTCTAATGGAATAACAACTGAGGAAATGTTAATTAGGTTGAGGTCTAGAAGGGTACAAAAGTTGAAAAGGTTAACCCAAAAGGAAATATTAGAAACATGTAATGTTAAATTTTTATCTAAAGGTAGGTTAACTGAAATGAATGTTAATAGTATATCTGAATTACAGGATGATCTATGTGAAATGATAAACCATAAGGTTGTTAGCGTTGATTTTATATCAGAAAGAGAAGATGTTTATGATATGACAGTTGAGGGGACACATAATTTTGGTATTATAACATCCAGTACTGATGATAACTTTATAAATAGTTCAGGTATTTTTGTTCATAATTGTGAAATAGCACTAAGACCATTTCAGTTCTGTAACTTATGTGAAGTAAACGTTTCTAATATCGAATCACAAGAAGATTTAAATGTAAGAGTTAAAGCTGCTGCGTTCATAGGGACGTTACAAGCTGGTTATACGGGCTTTCATTATCTTAGAGAGATATGGCAAGAAACTACAGAGAAAGACGCTCTAATAGGTGTTTCTATGACTGGAATTGGAAGTGGTGTAGTATTAGGATATGATTAGAAAAATCTGCTGATATAGTAAAGAGAGAAAATAGTAGAGTTGCGAAAATTATTGACATTAATAAATCTGCTAGATGTACTACTGTAAAACCGGCCGGTTGTCAGATACCATCTACGGTTATTAGGTCAAATAAAGGTAATATTAGTTTATTTGATATTTTCAAGAAAAATGGTGTTAATTTAGAAAATCATTTAGATGTGTATAGGGAATGGTATGATGTAAAAACCGACATAAAAGTTTTTGATGAAAATGGTAATGAGAATTTAATAACTAAGTTATTTGTAAATGGGTTTGAGGAAAGTGTGAAATTCACAATGGAAGATGATAGTATCATTGAATGTACACCACACCATAAATTTATGATGTCTGATGGTAATTGGAAACAAGCTATTGAGATAACGGAAGATGATGAATGGTTATATTGTGAAGAAAATATTTTAATAAAGATGAAATAAAAAGTAAATTAAAAAACATAATAAAATGAAAATAAAGAAAAAAGAATTAACACAATCGTTTACTGTAGACATTGAAGTTGAAAATAACCCTGTATATCAGATGGGTAATGGTACTGTGTCACATAATACTACATCTTTAACGTTAGGTACGTCATCAGGAATTCATGCTTGGCACAATGATTACTATATTAGAAGGGTTAGAGTTGGTAAAAATGAATCAATATATAAATATTTAATTGTTAATCATCCAGAATTGTTAGAAGATGACTTTTTTAGGTCTCACGACACCGCAATTATCACCATACCACAAAAAGCACCAAAAGGTTCTATATTAAGAACTGAATCACC